CTAACACAATCAAAGAAATTTATTCAATGAATGCAGAAATTATGGAAATGCTTGCAGGTAAATTGGATGATATGATTGATAGATTAGATAGGGGAAATACTTACTCTGACAAATTAGTAAAAGCTATGGCTTAATACTAAATACTAGATAATATTATGACCTACAAAAAACGTTTTACGAATAAAAGTGGTATCTCTAGTCCAATCGGTGGCGGAAATAGCAATGCCGGCGCCTGGAACAGTAGCCCAGGACAAAATGGTTCATCAACCGGCGGTTGGAATAACCATGAAATGGGCTATAAAAACTACATGAGTAGACTTCCAGAAGTCTATACTGGTCATCCAAATCGTATTGAACGATATAATCAATATGAAATGATGGACGTTGATGCTGAAATTAACGCATGTTTAGATATCATTTCAGAGTTCAGTACACAGAAAAACGAACATAACGATACACCATTCAATTTAGCATTTACTGAAGATCCTACTCCACATGAAGTAGAATTGCTAAAGACACAATTACAACAATGGTGTAAACTAAACGAATTTGGAACAAGAACATTCAAAATCTTCCGCAATACAATCAAGTACGGTGATCAAGTATTTGTAAGAGATCCAGAAAACTTCAAACTATTCTGGATTGATAACACAAAAGTTATTAAAGTTATTGTTAACGAAAGTGAAGGTAAGAAGCCTGAACAATATGTTATCAAAGACATTAACATTAACTTACAGAATCTTACAGTAGCACAGAAAACTAATTCAGACTTTGCCGCTAATCCAGCAACTGGTATGGGCGGCACTGGTGGTGGCGGGGCAGGAGGTGGTTACACAGTTCCAGCTATGCCTTATAATACTACTGGTAGTCGTTTTACATTAGGACAAAGTGAATCAGCTATTGACGCTAAACACATTGTTCATTTAAGTTTAACTGAAGGATTAGATAGATTCTGGCCCTTTGGTCAATCAATACTAGAGAACATTTTTAAAGTTTATAAGCAAAAAGAATTGCTAGAAGATGCTGTTCTTATCTATCGTGTACAACGTGCTCCGGAACGTAGAATGTTTAAGATTGACGTTGGTAATATGCCAAGTCACTTGGCTATGGCTTTTGTTGAACGTATTAAAAATGAGATACATCAAAGACGTATTCCATCAGTTCACGGTGGTTCAGCTATTGTTGATGCTACATACAATCCATTATCAATGAATGAAGATTACTTCTTTCCAGTAACAGCAGACGGTAGAGGAAGTAGTGTTGAAGTATTACCCGGTGGACAAAATCTTGGTGAAATTGATGACTTGAAATACTTCAATAATCGTTTGGCACGCGGTTTACGTGTTCCAAGTTCATATTTACCAACTGGCCCTGATGATAATACCACTCCAATGAATGATGGTAGAGTTGGAACAGCAATGATACAAGAGTTTCGTTTCAATCAATATTGCGAACGACTACAAAAGTATTTGAGCCATAAGTTAGATGAAGAATTCAAGTTATTCTTGCGTTGGAGAGGTTTTAATATTGATAGTGGTTTGTTTACACTAGAATTTAATCCACCTCAAAATTTTGCAGCTTATCGTCAAAGTGAATTAGATACTTCAAGAGTAAGTACATTTGCTAGTATGGAAGCATTTCCTTATATTAGTAAACGCTTTGCACTAGAACGATTCTTGGGATTAAGTGAAGAAGAAATTAACAAGAATGAAAAGATGTGGCGTGAAGAAAATGGAAAAGAATCAGATATTGAATCATCAAGTAGCGATTTGCGTAACATTGGTGTCAGTGCCGGTGACATTGACAGTGATTTGGAAACCGCTGAAGGAATTGAAAATAACCCAGAAGAAGGCGAACAAGCAACTGGACCAGAAGTAGTGGGACCAGTTGGTAATGATGCCGGTGGACAGCCTGCACCATCAGCCGGCGGTATGTAAGATAAATAGTATATCGGAAACCAAAATGAAATTGATGGAAATGTTTAATCCCGCGGTAGAAGGTTATCAAGATTTAGCTGCTGATAACAGTAAACCAAAGTGGAAAGAAAGCCGCAAAACAAAACTAACACTAAGACAGATTCGTAAACTTAGAAAAATGTTGGATGTTAGAAATTTTGAAAAATCAAAATATATCAAAAAAGTACATGAACAATATGGCGTAAAGCCAGAAGCAGTACCACAATAGAGTACAACTCTCTATATCTCTCCTAAAAATGCAAAAAATGCTATCTTATTGAGCATTTTTTAATTGTATAGCATAAGTACAATACACAAAGCCATTACTTAGGAGAAACAAACAATGGACCACAAAAAATTTGAAACACTTATTGATTTGATTATCAATGAGAATGAAGAACAAGCTCGTGCATTATTTCACGATATCGTAGTTGAAAAAAGCCGCGAAATCTATGAAGATATCATGTCCGACGAAATGGATGAAGGCATGGATCCCGGCGGCCAAGTAGGTCAGATGATGGATGAAATCTCTGCTGAAGAAGAAGGCATGACCGAAGAAGAAGATGAAGAAATTGACTTTGATGACGAAGGTGATGAAGATATCATTGATATTGAAGCCGACGGTGAAATGGATCACTCAGAAGAAGGTGAAGAAGATCGTTTAGTAAGCATTGAAGATAAGTTAGACCAATTGATGGCTGAATTTGAGCAGATCATGGGCAACGGCGACGATGAAATGGCCGATGACGAAATGGCTGCTGCTGATGACGAAATGGCTATGGGCGACGAAGAAATGGCTATGGGTGACGAAGAAGAAGCTATGATGGAAGCAATTACTTTGAAGAAAGTATCTGTTACACACGGTGACAACGGTCAAAACACAAAAAGCACAAGTTTACAAAACAGCGGACAAGCTGGAATGGACAGTCGTCCAGTAAAGTTTAGTGGTGCTAGTGAAGCGGTTCCAACAAGTCCTAAAGGACCTAGCAACTTTTACTCAAAAGGTGAGACACAGGTAAAAGATGCTAACAATTGGAAAAACGCTCCAGCACAAAATAATGCTGACTTAGAAAAGGCTCCGGCTCCGTCTAAGTCACAAGCTAGTGGTACAAACACCAAGAGCCCTGTAGCTGAATCACGTAAGCCAGTAAAACGTATTATTAAGTAAGGAATCTGAGAGAATGGCTTTGTATCTCAAGGAGCACTTGACTTTCGACCGTGCAAGCATGGTAGTTGAAAGCGTAAGTGAAGGCGATAAGAAGAACCTTTATATGAAAGGTATCTTCATTCAGGGCGGGGTAAAGAATGCTAACGAGCGTATTTACCCCGTTTCCGAAATTGAATCCGCTGTACAAACATTAAACGAACAGATTACCGATGGTCATTCAGTATTAGGTGAAGTAGATCACCCGGATGACTTAAAAATCAACCTAGATCGTGTATCACATATGATTACAGGCATGTGGATGGACGGTGCTAACGGGTTCGGAAAGTTAAAGATATTACCAACTCCAATGGGGCAACTAGTTGCTACTATGTTGGAGAGTGGTGTCAAACTCGGCGTTTCAAGTCGTGGCAGCGGTAACGTGGACGACATGAACGGAAAAGTAAGTGACTTTGAAATAGTCACTGTGGATATTGTTGCACAACCAAGTGCACCTCAGGCTTATCCCAAAGCAATATATGAAGGCATGATGAATATGAAGCATGGTCATAGAATGTTGGATATAGCAAAAGATGCTCAGGGCAACAAGAAAGTGGAGAAATATTTGAAAGGGGAAGTAATGCGCCTCATCAATGATCTCAAAATTAAATAAAGGGGAAACAGAAATGTTTGATGCTATCAAGCCATTACTTGAAAGTGGACTTATCAACGAGGACGTGGGCCGTGAACTAAACGAAGCCTGGGAATCTAAGTTGAATGAGGCACGTGAGCAAGTACGTGTTGAATTACGTGAAGAATTCGCACACCGTTATGAACATGACAGAATCGTGATGGTAGAAGCCCTAGATAAAATGGTTACAGAAAGTTTATCAGAAGAAATTTCCGAATTTCAGTCTGAAAGACAAGCAATGAACGAAGACCGCGTACAAGCTA